TTCCGAAGAAAGCGAGCGTTCTGAGGGCGAAGAACGTCATTACAGCGGGGAAGCATACAAGGATCACGGCAAGGTAATCCAGATGCTGACAAAGGCTCAGGGTGCCGACCACGACAACCGTGAGAGGGCCAGAGAAGCCATACTGTTCGTAAACAAGCGTGACGGCCAGTGGGAGCCATACTGGTGGGAAGCCAATCAAGGGCGACCCCGCTATACATTCGACATGGTATCGCCAATCATCGACCAGATCTCCGGTGAGATCGAGCAGGCCGACTTTGATATCCGTGTATCCCCTGCCGGTGGTGACGCAACCAAAGAGATCGCCCTGACCTATGACGGTTTGATCCGTAACATCGAGAACATCTCTAGCGCCAAAGACGTATATGCTGCCAGCGCCCGTGGAATGATCACTACAGGGTATGACGGCTGGCGCGTTGTCCAGAAGTACGCTGACTCTGATTCCTTTGACCAAGACCTGCTGATTGAGAAAGTGCATAACTTTGTGGATAGGGTGTGGTTTGATCCCGCCGCAGAGAAACAAGACCGCTCTGATGCCCGGTATTGCTTTGTGCTTCACCCGGTAGCCAAGGACGAGTTCGAGCGCCGCTGGCCTGACTCTAATGGTAACTCCGTGTCAGATGACCGTGACGGTGAGGCATACTTCGACAAGGCTGAGGTTGTCCTGATTGGCGAGATTCTCTACTGCGAGTACGAGGAGCGGCAAGTTGTCCTGATGTCCAACGGCCAGACCTATGCCGATGATGACGAGTTCTCAAGTATCCGCGATGAACTGGAAGCCGCTGGTGTCACCGAGGTGGATCGCCGCAAGCGCCCAGAGAAGTACGTCTGCTCCCGGTTCTTTGATGCCGATGGATGGCTGGGCGAGAAGAAGGAAACCGTATTCAATCGGATACCAGTGATTCCCTGCTTTGCGAACTACACGATATTCGAACACAAGACCCTGTACTCTGGCGTCATTGAGAGATTGATGGACTCCCAGCGGGTGATGAACTACAGCCTGTCACGCGAGATTGAAGAAGGCGCGCTGTCACCCCGTCCGAAGTATTGGATGACACTGGCACAGGCCGCAGGGCATGAAGATCAGCTTTCCACGCTGAACACCAACTCCGACCCAGTACAGTTCTATAACGTGGACCCAGAGGCACCACCGCCGGGTCAGCAGGGTGGCGCTATCATTAATCCCGGCCTGAGAACGATCACCGAGGCCATGAGAGGCATGATTGGGTACGCCGCCGGTATGTTTGCCGCCAACATGGGTGATAACCCCGGCTTACAGTCTGGCGTAGCTATACAGCAGCTTCAGAACAAGGGCGATAACGGTACATTCAAGTTTAACAAGGCTCTACAGGTCGCCATTGCCGCTACAGGCAAACTTCTGGTTGATGCCATACCAAAGGTCTATGAAACCGAACGCGCCGTCAGGGTGCTGTACGAGGACGAGAGCTACGATGTCACAACGCTGAACCAGCAGGTCATTGACGTGCAGACCGGTCAGATTGTAACGCTGCACGACCTGAACCAAGGCAAGTACGATGTCGTTTGTAAGGCCGGTCCCAGCTTTAAGAACCGTCAGCAGGAGACTCTGGAGGTCATCATTGAGATGGCTAAGGTTGATCCGTCTATCATGCAGATTGCCGGCGACATCATGATGCAGAACGTCAACTCTCCCGGTGCTGACCAGATCGCTGAACGTAAGCGCGAGCAGATGATGAAAGCCGGTATGATCCCGCTGTCTCAGTTGACTGATGAAGAACGTCAGCAGATGCAACAGCAGGCCCAGACCCAAGGCCAGCAGCCAGACCCAGCATCTATACTGGCACAGGCCGAGATGACTAAGGCTCAGGCCGAGATGATGCGGGCGCAGATCGAGCAGGCCAAGGCTCAGGCAGAACTGTCAAAACTCCAGCTTGAGGCCCAGAAGCTACAGATCACCGCACAGAACGACCAGATGGATAATCAGGTTGACGTCTTCAAAGCCCAGACTGATCGCATGAACACCCAGATCAAGGCACAGGAAGCCGGTGCCAAGATCGAAAAGGATCGGGTCCAAACTCAGGGTATTGAGATCGACAACGCAGGTAAGGTTCAAGACATTAGCCAGAAGGCTATGAATCCGTTTATAGGACGATAGTATGGCCCAGCCACAGACATCGCTCAGGCAGAATCTGAACGAGCCGGAATACGAGTATGGTACTGGCGGTCTGCTTGGAGCATTCGCACCGGTCAGACGAGAGATCATATCCCCAGCACAAAGCCTCCCTACAGGCTATACATCGACACGCAGAGGCGTTGGGGTTGCGTCTGATAAAATCCCAGCCCAGTACGGTGAGGTTGAAGTAGACCCAACATACGCCCCGGCCTACCGTGGACTGAAATCAGCACTTCATGCCATATACGACTTCGGTCAAGACCCTATGGGAACGATCAGGGGCATGGTGCAGTCAGCCCCAGAAGTGGCTGGAAGTATTGACCAGTACATGCGCGACCAATACACAGCAGGCGCACTGGGTGGCACAGCATACAATCCGGAGACAGGTCAGGTCACAGAGTTTGACCCCACTGTCGCTATGGTAGGCGGCGCTCCAGCAGGCGTACAGGCTGTCAGAGCGGCAACGCCGGGAACTGTAACTTTGGGTTCAGCTGGCGGGAAGGTTGCGCGTGGCACAGATGGGCTATCGGCAGACAGAATGCAGAGGGCGGTAGATCAGGGCTACTCAGGCCCGTACTATCACGCAACCATGGACGCTGGTGATATAGATGAGTTTAAGCCGAAATACCAAGACAACCTTACTTTTGTATCACCAACACCGGATTTCGCTAATAGCTGGATTGGCAAAGGCGGGGCTAAATCACGGGCTTATGATGAGCCTAACTACAGCATGATGAAGGCTGACCAAAAGTTAGCCTACGACAAATATGCAGGTCAGTATGGCGATGAGATAGAAAACTGGCCTCAATCAGCGAAAGACGATTACTTTGCGGAAAGAGCCGCCATATCCAACCAATACAACGCATCAGGCGCATCAGTCATGCCCCTTATGGTGAGGGCTGAAAATACGTTTGATCCTGCCGCAAAAACAGAAATTCTGGATGAGTTAATTCGCAATCAGGGCTACGATCCAGAAGGCTCAAACATAATCACTGGGATGAACAACCGAGAAGCGTTTGCGACTGGTAACTATATCCTTCTTGAAAACCCTGAAGTTGTTGAATTTTTGAAGGGCAAAGGATTTGACTCAATGCTGGTTGGCGAATCTAACGACAGGCCGACAAATCTTGCTCTGTTTAACACTTCCGGTATCCGATCAGAATATGCGGCATTTGACCCAGAAAACATTGGCAGTTCGCAAATACTAGCGTCAGGCAGTAAGCGTGGAACTGGTGTGGCGTTAGGTTCTGCTCTGGGAGATATATTACCGCCTCTCGAGAACGCGCAAAAGACTCAGCTTGGCGCATCCACGATTCCAAGTTATGAGAAGGCTGGCGCACTGCTTGGCGGCGGTAGAACTCTGGACTTCGGAGCAGGTCGCGGGCAGGGAGCAAGCAAGATAGGCGCTGATACGTTCGAGCCGTACCCAAGGGAAGGTTTTAACCCCACCTACACTCAAAGCGCCGACATCCCAGACGCGTCATATGACAATGTAACATCGCTTAATGTCTTGAATGTCATGCCGAGGGATGTCAGGGACCAGACTGTTTCTGAGATTGGCAGGGTGTTGCGCCCCGGCGGTAAGGCAATTGTTACAACCCGTGGTCGTGATGTGATGAGCGCTAAAGGTCCAGAAGGCCCGGAACCGATGTCACGCATTACTACCAGCGGAACATATCAAAAAGGATTCACCCAGCCAGAGTTGCGCGAATATACAGCGTCAGTGCTAGGGCCGGACTACACAGTTGATAACCTGCCGGAAAAAATAGGCCAAGCCGGTGTAATGATTACCAAAAACCCATCCGCGACACTTAGATCTGGCAGTAAGCGCGGAACAGGCGTGGCGTTAGGTTCTGCTCTGACTGGAAGCCCAGATGTCAGAATCATAGGCGGAGACATCCCTGAAGTAACTAGAGACATGGGGCTACTTCAGCGTGTTGGTGATGCGGAACGTGTAAACCGGATGAATGTTGACTGGGAGCCAGCGCAATTTAATGAGGTGCCAATACTTAATGCTCAAGACCTTGAGGGAAGGGGGTATGCCTCAACAATGGTGGACACCACCAGAAGCGGACTTGAAAGGGTCGCCGCTATCAACGGGGTAGAGATACCTTATGGAGTGCAGCATGGCGGGGCGTTTTTTGGGTTCCAGCCTGAAAATATGAAACGAAAAGCCATATTTGCGAACACTGGTGCTGGTGATGTTAGCACAATATTTAACAAGGCTAGAGCAGGCCAGATGCTTGGTGGCATTTCTCCTAATGCTGACAGGGGGACTGTCTTTGTCCCGTACGGATTAACAGGTCTGTCTCCAGACTTTGCGACAATGGGGTTAGACTTGATGGTGCCATATGCACAGCAGGTTATGAGTCCAGCTTCTAAGAAGGCGCTTGATAAACGTATAAGAGATGGCGTTAAATCAAAAAAAGGTTCAGAGTTTCAGGGGGTTTCTGATTGGCCGGGAATTGACTCACCAAACATAAGCAAGTATTTGTCCGGTATCGGCGGGAAAAGAAAAAACATAGGCAAGGCGCTTGATGAGTTCGGGTTTGGTGAAGGTGAGGGCTTAACGCTGTCTGAGGCAAGAGCGATTATCACTGAGCCAAGTATGTTTAGGCCAAGGTTTGGTGATTTGAACGCCGCATATGGCATGGATTTGAGTATGGGTGTAGGTATCAACCCTGACCACCCAACATACGGATCAGAGTTTTACGGGTCACCACTTGGCGCTTTCAGGGTACCTGCCAATATATTTGATATGAACCCAAGGTTCAGAGATATTCGAGATCAGAAGTGGGTTATGGAAGAAGAGCGGAAAAAGGGCAGGGTCCAGCCAAATCCAAAAGCGGTGGCTGGCGGAATGTTTGGCGTGTTCGACCAGCCAACACTTGATTATTTGATAGGAATTAATGCTATAAACCCGTAAGCAAACGTATTGCTGTGTCGCCCCGCGCAGTGTTAAACTTGGGGCAGGAACGTGACCTTATTCACGGCTTTTACCTATAAAGGGCTATCATTATGAGCGAGATGCAACCAGAAGAAGTACCTGTTGAAGATACCGAGAACGTAGAGTTCAACGAGGAAACCGAGACAGATATTGAGGCTGAAGACCCAAGCCCGGAGGGGCAGGGTTCCGATTCATCACCGGATATTGAGGACGGCAAGAAAAATCCCGTCAGCTTCGATGAGGCGCAGCAGCGTAAAGTCAACGAGATCGTTGGGAAGCGGGTTTTCAAGCTCAGGGAATTAGAGCGAAAACTGGAAGCCGAACAACGGAAGAATCGGGAATTGCTGGAAACGCAGACATCTGAAGAAAGGCCAGTTGTGCCGGATCAGCCTGATCCTTTTGCGTTATCGGATGACGACTACAGAAGGGCACAGAACGACCGGGAACAGGCTTTAATTAAACAGGCCCAGTACGATGCACGACAGCGCGCTCTTGAAGAGCAGCAGTTGCAAATCATGCAGGACCAACAGCGACAACAGCACGAAGCATATGTCGCTTCAGTGGAAACATATAGCAACAGGGCTACCCAGTTGGGTATCACGCCCCAAGAGCTTCAGGTTGCCGGCAACACGGTGGCTCAGTTTGGACTTGCGAATCCGGTAGTGGAACATATCCTTGCCGATGAACAAGGTCCGCTGATCACTAAGTACCTTGCCAACAACTACCAAGAGCTTGAGGCACTGTCGCAGATGAGTCCAATGCAGGCGGCGATCAGGATTGAATCCGAGATCAAGCAGAAGGCTGGCGCTCTTAAACCCAAGGTAAACCGCGCTCCATCTCCGGTTGATTTGCCGCAAGGCGCCGGAGTCAGCCCCCAGCCAAAAGGGCCGAAAGGAGCTATTTTTGAATGAGGTAACTCACAATGGCTAACAATCTTAGTTCTAACATTACTCGCAAAGTTGCGCGAGTGTTTCTGGACGCTTTCGAGTCCAGCCGTGTTCTGACCAAAACTGTTGATACACAGTTGCTGTCAGGCAAGTTCAATCCTTCCAGTGGTTCCAATGTAGACTTCAAACGTCCGCATGACTACAACTCCATCCGCACTTCTGGCGGTGACATCAGTTCTTCTACCAAGTCTGACATCATCTCTGGCAAGGCTACTGGCACCGTTCAGAATTACTTCACTGTTGCTACCGAATGGGGCAATGTTGAAGAAGCACTGGAACTGGATCAGTTGGACGATATTCTGGCTCCTATGGCCCGCCGTATCGTTACCGATCTGGAACTGGATCTGGGCAACTACATGCTGAAGAACGCCAACCTGCACTACGGTACTCCGGGTACAGTTGTTGACGCTTGGACTGATGTTGCCGGTGCTGCCGCTCTGATGGACTCCATCGGTGTTCCAATGGAAGGCGAGAAATACTACGTCATGAACCCTTACACTACCACCAATCTGTCAAGCGCCCAGAACGGTCTGAACGCTGCTGATAGTCTGGTTCGTACTGCATGGGAAAAGGCGCAGATTTCCAGCAACTTTGGCGGTCTGATGGCTATCACTTCCAATGCTCTGAAAACCTACACTTCAGGCACTACTTCTGATCGTGCTGGTACTCTGTCTGCCGCCCCGACTGCAACCTATGTGGCCCACAAGGACACCATGATCCAGTCTCTGGCTGTAGCCGGTTTCAGTGCTAGTGCAACCATCAAAGCTGGCGAGATCGTTCAGGTAACTGGCCGCAACCGTCTGAGCCTGTCTACTCGCGAGCCTATCCTTGACGCATCCGGCAACGAAATCCTGTGGTCAGGTATCGTTACTGAAGATGTGACTCTGAATGGTTCTGGTGCAGGCACCCTGCTTGTTGCTGGTCCTGCCATCAACGAAGCCAACGGTCAGTACAACACTGTTGACACTGCTCTGGACAGCGGTGATGTTATCACTGTACTGGGCTCTGCCAGCACTGTTTACCAGCCCAACATGTTCTACCACAAACAGGCTTTCGGTCTGGGAACTGTCAAGCTGCCTAAACTGTACAGCACCGACACCATTGCTACCACTCAGGATGGTATGTCCATCCGTGTGAGCAAGTACGCCGATGGTGATGCCAACACCCAGAAGATTCGTTTTGACATGTTGCCTGCTTACGCAACATTCAATCCGTTCTTCGCCGGTCAAGGCTTTGGTGTATAACCAATAGGGAACAGGGGGCTTCGGCCCCCTTAACCTTATGGCGACTTCCAGAAAGCCCGCGAAGGGCAAAGCAAAAGTAAAGATCACTGCATCCGGCAAGAAGGTCAGCTATGGCCAGTCCGGTAAGGCGAAGGGTGGTGGACCCCGTGTTCGTCCCGGAACCAGCAAGGGTGATTCATATTGCGCAAGGTCTGCGGGTCAGATGAAAGATCACCCCAAGGCCGCAAAAGACCCAAACTCCCCATTGAGGCTCAGCCGGAAACGGTGGAAGTGCAAAGGGAGTAAATCTGTTAAAGGGGCGAAATACGAATAATGGCTACTGTTGCGCAGGTTGCAAAAGCATCACTTCAAAGGATACTGGTACAGGGCTCAGAGGCTCCCTTGGAGGCTGACGAGTATCAGGACTTCATCTTTGCTATGAATAACTACATGCTCCAGCTTGACGCTCAGGGCATATCACTTGGATACACAGAAGTATCCGATCTATCAGATTCAGTCACCATCCCGACAGGCGCACTGCGGGGGCTGATTGCGAATATGGCAATCGAGGTGGCACCAGATTATAACGGTACTGTAACCGCAGCACTGGCTCAGGCGGCCCGTGATGGCTTACAGACCATGCGGGTACTCGGTCAAAGGATCGGGGCCACTGCGTTCCCTGCCACACTCCCTGTCGGCTCAGGCAACGAGGGGAACGGTCAGGCATTCAATACTCATTTTTACCCGGACTCAGAAGCGAGCATTCTTGCCGAGACTACTGGGGCGATTGGCTTGGAGCAAAACACCAATGGTTGATAGAGCGAACGGCAAAAAGAAAAGTGATTTTGTAGCCAAGGCATCGGTTGATGCTGGTTCGTTTCTTGATTACTTTGTCAATGGCACGAACTACAAGATTTCATACGATAACTTTGTGGCCAACTTAGGTGTTACCGGGTCTATTGTTCAAGATGGCGCTGTCACTGGTACGGCAATACTTGATGTTGATGGGACTGTAAATAAAATCCGCAACATTGAGAACGGATCAGGGATTACATCAACTGTCTCTGCTGAGAACGGTGTTGAGATCAGCCATAACTTCAGCGTTGATACAACTGGATCCCCTGTACTGCTGAGTGCTAGTGCGGCCAGCCCGGTCATTGCTAGTATTGTTGCCGGTGACGGTATTACTGTGACAGCAACAGACAACTACATCACGATCGCGTCTAGGGAAACCGGTGAGTACGCAACCGTCACGATGAGCGGCAACTCAACTGCCACAGTCATATCCAGCACGGCTACCCCGGTCAAGGCGGCTGGGACGTTTGTTGTTGGCGATGAAAGCGGTTATTCAGGTGACACCACCGGGAAGATTATCCACACCGGAGACACCGGCAGGCACGTCATAAATGGTCTGGTGACGGTTGATGTTGCTAGTGGGTCAAACCACCTGATTAGTGTTTACATCGCTGTGAATGGCTCTGTGGTGGCCACAACCAAGCAATCCACAACAGTCTCTGCTGGATTACCACGGCAGATTGTGACATTCCTGAATTACGAGCTTTCTGCTTCTGATTACTTTGAACTGTATGTCAGAAACGAATCTACAACCGACAACATCATAGTTAAAGATGCCATCCTTGGGGCGCTTTGATGCCGATTATCCAGCTACCAATAGCCAACGGATCATATATCAGTGACTCCCTGCCGATCTCTGCGCAGGAATGTGTCAACTGGTATCCGAACATCGTCCAGACTCAGGCGTTGAGTCAGGAGACATTGTTTGGCACTCCGGGCTTGAATCAGGTTGCCATATCAAGCGAGCTTGAGACAAACCGTGGCGGCCATGAGATGGCTGGTGTTCCGTATTTTGTGAACGGAAACAAGCTGTACAAGATGGTCGAAACTATCACTGATGATGTTGCAACATATACATTGACGGCGCTTGGAACAGTGGCTGGTACTGGCCGGGTTTCGATGGCGGACAATGGCACCCAGTTAATGGTGCTGGTCCCCGGCGGGAATGGCTATATCTACAATCACTCCACAGACACATTTGCACAGATTACCGATTCCGATTTCACTGCAAACGGCAATCCCCAGTATGTGGTCTTCATTGACGGGTATTTCTGCTGCACCACCGACTCCAAGAAGTTTATTGTGTCTGCTTTGAATGATGGGCTTTCGTATTCTGCTCTGGACTTCGGTTCCGCTGAGTCTGATCCTGATGACATTGTTGCCCCGATTGTATTTAAGAACCAGCTATTTATTGCTGGATCACAAACCATCGAGGCTTTCCAGAACATTGGTGGTGCCGACTTCCCGTTTCAGAGGACTGGTTTGTTCTTATCAAAGGGCGTATCGGCTCCATTCAGTCCAATTAACACTCAGGACACATTTGTATTCATTGGTGGTGGCGCAAACGAGTCACCCGCGATCTGGAGCCTGAACGGGAATACAGTACAGAAGATATCCACAACCGCCATCGACTCCATCCTGCAAGACCTGACCGCCGACCAGTTATCAACAATATATGCTTGGTCCTATGCACAAAAGGGCGCATACTTTGTCGGGTTCTCGCTTTACAACACCTGCCTTGTCTACGATTTGATCTCTGGCCGATGGCATGAGAGAAAGTCCCGTGTTCAGAGCGAACAGTCAGTGTATCGTGTCGCGTCAATGGTTCAGGCCTATAACAAGGTTTTCTGTGGTGACATAAATGACGGCAGGATTGGTCATCTTGATCCAGATGTTTATACCGAATACGGAAGCAATATTGTGCGCACGGTCGTTACACAGCCCTTTCAGAACAACATGCAAAGGTTCACCGTGCCGATGATCGAGCTAACCGTCGAGTCAGGTGTTGGTAACACTGACGCCACCGACCCAGTCATGACTATGGAAAGAAGCGTTGATGGAAAACGCTGGAGCGCATCCAGACAGAGGGCGATGGGCAAGATCGGTGAATACAACCGCCGGTGTATCTGGCGCAGGAATGGTAGCGCGTCACGGTTTGAGATGTTCAGGTTCACGCTGTCTGACCCGGTGAAGCCGGTGATCATTCAGTTGACTGCTGATCTGGTGGGATAATGGCAAGCCCAAGACTTAACGTAGCCCAGCCGATAGTGGACGCCAACGGGACCATGACACAGCCGTTCCGTCAGTTCACACAGGATGCTACGCTAGGTATTCCGATTGTGGGATCTGGCTCCCCGGAAGGCGTGGTAGAGGCAAGGCAGTATAGTTTATACTTAGATAGTGCTGGAAGCGCCGGATCCATACAGTACCGAAAGATGTTGCCAGATATCGGTGGTGACAGGACAAAAGGATGGATAGCGGTATAGATTTCAGTCTTTATGTAGACGGCTTGGAAAGGTGCGACAAGCAAACAGCATTGTCGATATTTCAAGATAGGTCAATTATTAAGGACTTGGGGTTTGAGGCTATAGATATACAGGACATCAACTGTTTTTATCTTTACGCAAAAGAAACGCTGGTTTTTTTAAAACCAAAAGATGAAGACAAGATAGAGATTCATATCTGCTGCCCGAGGAAAAGCAGGGCAGGGGTTAGAGATATATTCGAAAAAGGCGTACAGTCTTTAAAGAAGATAGACGGATGCAGGCAAGTATTTACAACTGCTCCTGACGGAAGAAGTGCTTTGATTAACATGCTGAAGCGTTTAGGCTTTCAGAAAATAGATAACAGATGGGTGATGTGATATGGGCATGGATCCAGTAACAGCAGGATTAATAACAGCCGGTGCCGGAATGGGTCTGGACGTTCTTGGTCAGAAGAAAGCGGCCAAGGGCGTAAAGGAGGCAAACGAATTTGCTAGGCAAGATGCCGCCCAGCGCCGTGCCGATATTGAAAAATACGGTCGTGAAGCAATTGCTGCGCTCAGTCCCGGCTACGAGGCCGCCTATGGTCTATACGGCCAGCTTCAGGATCGCATTCCTGATCAAATCACCAGAACTATGGTTCCACGGATGGATCTTGCGCAGCAGGCCTCCATGATGGGTCAGGGGACTTCTTATGCTGGCACCCAGCAGGCTCTCAACGCCCTTATGGGGAAACCTGTTGATCTCTCAGGATTGAGACCACAGGGCTTTGATATTGACTTTCAGCAGCTTGCCCAGTCTACACAGATGCAGCCTCTGGACTTTTCTGGACTAAGCAAATTATCTGGGCTTGGCGGTCGGGCTAATATGCCGCAGATTACGCCGGATCAGCAGCAATATCTTCGCAATATGCAGATGATGAACTACGGCATGAATGGGTACTGACAATGGCTACTAACGAAGAAATCAGGCAGGCACTTGCCGCCAATCCGGGACTTACAGATCAGCAACTTGTTGATCGCATGATCCAGTTTGGCGTAACTCCTGCCCAGCTACAGCAGGCCACAGGTCGAGATGTTTCCGGGATTCGTCAGGCGTTTGGCGGTGCTGGCGGATACACAGATAAGCAGGTGTTTGATGCTGTTGCAGGTCGTGTAGCGGATCAAGGATATGTTGATAAACAGCGTATCAGGAGTGCAGCGGAGCGTTACGGCATCAGTGATGAGCAGCTAATGCGGGCTTTGCCGGGATACAATCCAGCATCATCAGGCTTATATTCAACAGAGCAGTCCGGGCTGGTTCCGGCCATTTCTGCGTTGCAAGGTACCAGTGGCGACATTTCAGGACTTTATAATACTGCGACTGGATACTACCAGCCATACATGGATTACGGCAGCGAAGCCGCAAGAAGACAGGCCGCACTGACCGGCGCGCTTGGTCCAGAAGAACAGCAGGCCGCAATGTCTGAGTACATGACATCACCTGCATTTGATTTCCTTCAGCAACAGCAGGAACGTGCCCAGCTACGCAACGCCGCTGCCCTTGGTGGTCTTGGCGGCGGTAACGTCCGTCAGGCTCTGGCAGAGTTAAATGCTGGATTGTATGCGCAAGACTTTGCAAACCAATTCGCAAGGCTTGGCGAGATAGCCACCAGAGGGTACGGTGCCGCTGGAGGCGCTGCTGGTCTAATGGGGCAGCAGGCAGGTGTTATGAGCGGTCTGGGACAGCGTGAGGCTCTTATGAGGCAACAGGCTGGCCAACAAAGTGCTGACTTTATCAATCAGGCAGCAATCAATCAGGCGAACGCGCAGCTTGGTCTTGGTCAGAATATTTCCGATATCTATGGTCAGGGAGCAACCGCTCAACAGAACGTAACGACCGGGCTGGCAACAGACGTTGCTAGTGCTGCGACAAATCAAGCAATAAATACTGCGAATGCTCTGACTGGTATGGGAGGTCAGGCTTCCGGTGTCGCAACACAGCCGATGCAGCAGAACCAGAACCCGTTTAGCATGCAG